GGTAGGCGTAGGACTGCGAGAAAGAAGTCCTAATGGCTACTCCGAACAAAGGTAAGGCGAAGGTCAAGGTTACTGCGTCGGGCAAGCGTGTGTCCTACGGGCAGGCTGGGAAGGCTAAGGATGGCAGTCGCAGGGTTAAGCCAGGCAGTGCAAAGGGTGACAGTTATTGCGCCCGATCGCTGGGCATAAAGAAGCGTTTGCCTAAGAAGAAGCAGAACGATCCGAATACCCCAAACAATTTAAGTAGAAAACGCTGGAAGTGTTCCGGCGCTAAATCCAAAAGATAGGAGTTTGATATGCCAAATGTAAAAGGAAAGAAGTACCCGTACACCAAGGCTGGTATGGCAGCAGCGGAGAAGGCGAGAGCGGCGGACAAGAAAAAGAAGAAAAAGAAATGATGAAGAAATCTAGGTGCGATCATAGGGAAAAACTGGGCAGTAAGGGTGACATGCGTCGCCCTACAGACACTAAGAAGTTTGAGAGCAATTGGGATCGGATCTTTGCCAAGAAGCCGGTAGAGGAGCGTAAGGATGCCTAGGTTGTTGTTGCAGAGGTTTGCCTACCATCCGGAGGGTACGTTAGGCGTCCTTCTAGCGTCCGTAGGACACTTCTACACCGTTGAAAAGCCTTGGGAGGACAATACGCCCTTCAAGTCTTGTATACCGGAGGGAGAGTACCCTATGACGTGGGAACGCAGCCCTAAGTTTGGGATGTGCTGGCATGTAAATGACGTCCCGAATAGAACCCATATTCTTATCCATGCAGGCAATACAGCTAGAGATGTAGTTGGCTGTGTTGCTGTTGGCAGATCTTTGCTTGGTGATTCGATTGGTGTCTCTGAGAGTCGAAAAGCTATGGCTGAGTTAGAGGGTATAACGACGGGGGGAGAATGGACGCTCAACGTAAGCTTTGTAAAAGATGCGGCATTGGACTTGAGTTAAGTGCTTTCAGGAAGAACCGCGCTGTATGCCGTTCTTGTGAGTTACAGAGTACTAGGGATCGTGACAGTGGTCGCGAGGGTTGGTTCCGCCGAGTTTTAAAATCCAGTAAAGATAACGCCAAATATAAGGGTGTCTTAAACGATTTAACGATCGACGATATCCGCGATGTTTTTGAGCGGCAGAAAGGTAAGTGCGCGGTTACTGGACTACCGATGACGACTGAAGCCTCTACGCATTACAACCCGCGCTGGACGAACGTTTCGCTGGACCGTTGCAACGTAGATGTCGGCTATACGCGGCAGAACATTATTATGGTGTGCTGGTCTGTAAACAGGATGCGCCACAGGATGAGTTATGGGGATTTGCGGTTTTGGTGCCAGTTGATTTTGGACGGGACTGATCCGTCGGTAAGAAATCCTAAAAGTTGACCCTAGCACCAGTACGGGGGAGGAGATTGAACTGGGCTAGGGTCTGTTACATCTAGCAGGAAGTAACGCTACAAAGTATGTATTAATCTACTTGGCGTTGCAATATGAACGACATCGAAAACATCGCACGGGTACTGAAAGGCGATTTCCCGAAGTATGCTAAAAACATTCTAAAGGTAGTGACCAAAGAGGGGTCGATAAAGCCCTTCGATTTGAATCCTGGTCAACTCGCCATCCACAGGCAGTTGGAAACCCAGTTAAAGGAGACGGGGCGTATACGCGCTCTTGTGCTAAAAGCCCGACAGGTGGGGATATCTACCTATGTGGAGGGGCGATTCTTCTGGAAAATAACTCAAACTAAAAATGCAAATGCCTTCGTACTTTCGCACTTGGCGGAATCAACTAATTCGATCTTTAACATGGTGCGTCACTTCTATGAAAACGTACCTCATCCAGCCTTTAAACCGCCTCTTGCTTCGCAGAGCGCACAGACGCTCTCGTTTGATGGTCTCAACTCACGTTACCGTGTCGGAACGGCAAGAAGTACTCAGACCGGACGAGGTCAAACAAACAGGTTTATCCACGGTTCCGAGGTAGCTTTCTACCCAGCGGGGTCCGATATCGTTGCAGGACTGCTCCAAACTGTAGGTAATAAAGACAGTGAGGTGATATTAGAAAGCACGGCAAACGGGGCTGGTGGTTGGTTTTATGACCAGTGTATGAAGTCTTTGCGTGGCGAAACTGACTGGATTGTCTGTTTTGTTCCATGGTATTGGATGCCTGAGTATCGCCGTACCGTAAACCCGTACTTTGAGAGAACCGACGAAGAGGAAGAACTTGCTCGACGCTACGAATTAGACGATGCTCAATTGTGCTTCCGGCGGAGTAAGATCGATGAGTTGGGTTCCACGGACTTGTTCCGCCAAGAATATCCTTCTACTCCGCTGGAGGCATTCCTCACATCGGGTCGCTGTTTTGTAGAAGACCCCTGCCTAGTTAAAGCCGAAGAGAGTTGCTATACCCCTGATTTTTCAGGGGAGCTTGATAATGGCGAAATAATTTCCAGACCGCATGGTCGCTACAAAGAATGGGATTCTCCTCGTGATGGCTCTTACGTTATAGGGGTCGATGTCGCGGAGGGTTTGAGCCATGGGGACTACTCATGCGCTCAGGTACTAGATCACCTTGGTCGACAGGTTGCCTGTTGGCATGGTCATATAGACCCTTATCAGTACGCTGATTTGCTGTTATCGTTGGCAAAGCGCTGGAATAGTGCTTATGTAGTCGTAGAAAGAAATAATCACGGTCTTACTACCCTTCGCCGACTACAAGAGTTACAATATGTGAATCTGTACATCGAATCGAGCGTAGACAACGCTTACGGTGATAGATTAACTAAGCGGGGTGGTTTTCTCACAACGAGTAAAACCAAGCCGCTGATCATCGATAATCTGGCTGCATTGTTGCGTCAGAGTGATTCTGGCATCGCCGACATGGAACTTGTCGCAGAGTGTCGGACATATGTTATTGATGACAAGGGCGCTACAAACGCTCAAAGCGGATGCTATGACGACCGCTTGATGGCTTACGCCATTGCCTTACACGGATTAACGAGCCTGCCACGACCTAGAGAAAGAAAGGTCGCGCATAGGTTTTCGGCTTTTGATCCGACAGTAGGGTACTAAGTGGACGAATTTCTCGAAAGCGACGTAGAAGAAGAAGGTCAGGACACTGAGCTTGCGAACCTTGGCGCTCGGCTGAAAGCCCTCTATAGAGAATACAAAGACGCTCGCCGTGATATCGAAGATGAGTGGCTAATGGATCTGCGTCAATACAACGGGCAGTACGAGCCAGACGTTATCGCTCGGCTAGACTCCCAAGGCGCTAGATCAAAAGTTTTTGTAGGTCTTACCCGCACAAAAGTCATGGCTGCATACAGCCGAATTGTCGATTTAATGTTTCAAGCGTCTGATACATATTTTGGAATCAGACCAACTCCCCGTCCAACAATTGACCCTTTGAAAGCGATGCAAATGCGTCAGCAAGCCATGCAAGAGGTAGCTGCTGCTTCAGGTATGCCCACCGCAGACGGCATGAGTGATCTTGTAGCGGCTCGGATGGAAGAGTTAGAGCCAATGTTTCTGGATGCAGAAAAGGCTATAGCCGAAGAAGCCGCAGAAGAGATGACAATAGACATCTTGGACCAGTTGATCGAGGCGAATGCAGACCAAAAGATTAAATCAGCAATCATGGAAGCTTGCATCTTTGGCAGTGGCGCTATTAAGAGTGGCACGGTATCGATAGATCGCAGCCAATCGTATAGCAAAGTGATTAACGAGATGGGCGAAAGCGGTTTTGCGCTGTCAATGATCGAGAAAGTTGTCCCAGATATTGAAGCGGTTTCAATTTTTGATCTATATCCAGACCCCTACTGTACAAATTTGCGTGACTGCGACGGCTTATTCCGCAGGCATATCCTCACCAAGCGCCAATTACGCGATCTAAAAGAATTGCCAGGGTTTGATGGAGAAGAAATTGAAGAGGTTATTCGGACTCAACGCACTGGAGATCACACAGAAGAGACCCACGAGCGTACCCGTAGAGAAATTTCAGGGATTAATGAGTTTGGTGAGTCGCGAAGATACGAAGTATTAGAGTATTGGGGCTGTATTGATGGTCAAGACTTGCAAGATTACGGCGTTGAACTAGATGAAGAGACAGACTTAACCCAGCAATTTGACTCTAACGTTTGGTTGCTTGGCGGGAAGGTCATCAAGATCCAGTTAAATCCAGTAATGGGTTACAAAATTCCATACCAAATATTCCCTTACGAACGATCCCCTCACCAATTTTGGGGAACTGGCGTACCAAAAATGATGCGTGATAGCCAAAGCACTATGAATGCTGCTACTCGCATCTATCTAGACAACATGGCGCTTTCTAGCGGACCTATGCTTGAGGTCAATTCAGACCTGCTGGCTGCTGGAGAAGATCCAACAGATATTCACCCGTGGCGAGTATTTTTGAGAGAGGGCGGTGACGGCACTATGCCTGCTGTTCGATTCTTTCAGCCTATCGCAAACGCTAATGGTTTGACTTCGATCATAGACATCTTCCGAAGATTTGCGGATGAGACTACATCGTTACCATCTTACACACATGGCGAACAAACCAAGTCTCTAAACAAAACTGCTACCGGCATCAGCATGTTGATGGGTGCGGCTAACGTCGCGCTCAAGTCTACGATTAAAAATCTAGACGACTTTTTGGTCAGACCAATGATCGAGTCTTTATTTCATTTCAATATGCAATACGGAACTAACGAGAAATCAAAAGGCGATCTAAAAGTAATCGCCCGTGGATCTACTGCGCTTATCCAAAAAGAAGTGCAGTCACAAAGATTGCTGCAATTCATGTCACTCCTCGGCAGCCCCGAAGACCAAATGCTTGTGAATCGACCTCAGTTACTGAAGCAGATTGCAGAGTCTATGGATATTGATCCAGAAGCATTCATGAAGTCAGAGGAAGAGATCAATGCCGAAATCCAGCAACAACAAGCCCAGCAGCAGCAAATGCTCCTTGCAGCAAGCCAGAGCAATCAATCGCCTGACGGGAATGCCGGAATGGCTCCTCCTAATGGAGTTATGTGAAGACAGATTATCGGAAGCCCATCGCGATTTAGAGACGGTGGATGAAAAGTATTTTCGAGCGAAGCAAGGAAAGGTCAGTGAGATCAGATACATGCTTAGTTTGGAAGAAACGGTGAAAGCCGTTTTAAACCGTAGCCGGACACCTTCGAGTACACCTGGCTACGAAATGTAAAAGGACTCTCTACAAGAAGTAGACCCAAGGATCGAATGATGAGAAATGACCCAGAGCAGTTAGAACGCGAAGCACGAGAGATTATGGAGCAAGCAAGGAATGCCGCTTCAGGAACCAATCAAGATGACGGTCTTGAGACGGACACCCCTGAACGACAGGAAGAGCAGCACCAAGATGCCCCCACGGAGTCTGTGGATACGGCGGAAGAACTCGATGCAGAGGCTCAAGAGTCAGACGAGGATCGCGGCGAACCTCAACTGGACGATGCCGTCACTAAGGCGGAACAGCGCGTAAAAAATGCTCAGGCGAAAATGACGAAAGCTTTGCAGGAAACCTCTGCTCTCCGTAAGCATATGGAGAATCTCCAGAGAGTTAATGATGAGTTAAGTCAACAGTTAGCTGCCAAAGAAGAGAAGGACGACAGACTTGATGAGGTTAGGGAAAACTACCCTGACATTGCAGGTCCATTGCTCGACGCTTTAGAAAAGCAGAAAACTGAAGTTCAACAAACCCGCGAAGCTTTAGCTCAACAACAAAGAGCAGCTTATGAGAGAGAACAAAACGTTGAAATTGAGGAACACTGGTCTCGCATCAGAGATTACCACCCAGACGTTGACGACTTGCTCGTTACACCTGAGTGGAATGACTGGCTAGGAGATCAAACTCAAACCATCCAAAGATGGGTCAACGAAGGAAGCTCTAACGACGCTGTTTCTGTGTTGCAAAAGTTTAAAACGGATATGGGTATTGGCGAACCAACGCCGCAAGAGAAGGTCTTAGAAAAAGCGAGGAAGGTGGCTGAACCAAAACTGCCATCCGCCCGTAAGACCAACACCAAAGCCGGAAAGAAAACGTGGACGGTCGAAGAGATCAAAGCCATGCCTAATCGTGAATTCGAGAAGCATCAAGCTGAGATTATGGAAGCCTATGCGCAGAATCAAATCCGGACTTAATTTTTACTCTTGCTAAAGGAATAAGTTATGTCTTTTTCACAATTTTCTACAGGTACTACCTCTGAAGTAAACTTCATACCAGAAGTTTTCTCTAAGTTAATGCAGGCTAAGTTTTACAAAACTTCAGTATTGCCTGCAATTTCTAATACAGATTACGAGGGCGAAATCTCTGGTCAAGGCGACAAAGTTGTCATAAGAACCGTACCTGCTGTAACCATTAACAACTACACAGGCACTGTGTCGACTCAAGAGCTAACAACCTCAAAGGTTGAATTACTTATCGATAAAGCTAAGTACTTCAGCTTCTTAGGCGATGACATCTTGAGAGCGCAAGCTGACATTGATTTTGTTGCAAAAGCTTCTGACGATGCTGCTGAAGGCATGCGTGTTGCTGTAGAGACTGATGTGCTAGCTAGCGTTGTAACCGGCGCTACAACCATTCAGGCTCAAGCAACGGTCACAGATTCTAACGTTTTGACTAGCATACTAAGCATGTCAACTCAGTTAGATGAATTGAACATTCCAGAGGAAGGTCGATTTATCGTTCTCTCCCCTGAGTTCATATCTGCGTTGAAGCGATCTGAATTGCGTCAAGCGTATCTAACTGGTGATTCTGAATCTCCACTGCGTAACGGCAAGGTAGGTACTGTTGACCGCTTCACGGTTTACCAAAGCAATATGCTTTACACCCCTGGATCAGGTGCAGACAGCGGTTACACCCACGTTCTTGCCGGTCATCCCAAAGCGATTAGCTTCGCATCCCAGTTCACTAACACTGAAACCCAACGAATGGAATCTACATTCGGCGATCAGGTTCGTGGTCTGAAAGTATACGGCAGCAAGGTAGTAGTACCTGACGCTCTCGTAGTAGGTAAGTGGACTTAGAAATAGGTCAGGGAGAGAGCTTCGGCTCTCTCCCGTTTACTTATGGACAGTGAAGTACGCTTACAACGAATAGAAAATAAATTAGATCAGCTAAGTGAGCTAGTCGGACAGATTGCCCGTGTAGACGAAAGAGTTGTGTCTATCCATAAACGATTAGATCGGCATGAAAAAAGGCTGGACTGGTTAGAAGAACAAAAGCGTGATCTTGAGGCGGTTGTCTCACAAGGCAGCGCAACAACAAAACTATATGAAAGAGCAGGGTGGATTGTTTTTTCCGCGACAGTAGCTTTCATAGCAACCTACATGGCGAATTGAGAATGACTGCAACAAAAAAAGATGACCTGTATCAAGAGGCGTTAGAAAAGCATGACGTTAAGTTAGATCGTCGATTATCGCTTGACCAACTCCAAGACCAGATCAACAGGCTTCAGTTATCAAAAAACAATCCCAAGAAGGAGTTAAAAGCTCCTGTCCCCAAGCTTGTCAAAAATGTGATGACGGGCAACGTGTTTGAGTACAACGAATTATTTGCGGGAAATCCCGATTTACAGGTTATAGAGTGGGAGAACGACGATGGCGACGACTAAGGTTATAGACATAATTGATCGGGCATCGATCATATTACAGGACAGCACTCATGTGCGTTTCCCAGAACAGGAGCTTCTGAAATTTTTTAACGATGCTCAAAAGGAAGTCGTATTACTGCGTCCTGATGCTAATATGCAAAACGCGACAATGACTTGTGTTGCCGGTAGTAAGCAAACTATTCCGGCGGCTGGGTTACGACTTGTAAACGTCATAAGAAACGATGGCGGAAGAGCAGTCACTCAAGTGGATCGTAAGATACTTGACGAGACGCTACCGGATTGGCACCAATCTGTTGCTGACGCGACAAGAAAGATAGAGCATTTTATTTTTGATCCGGCGGACCCAAAACACTTCTATGTTTATCCAGCGGCAACTAACTCCTTTGTATTAGAGGTTTTGTATAGCTCTGCGCCAACGGTAATTGCTATTACTAACTTCGCTTCCGACACCACCGTTATATCTCTGGATGATATATATGTGAACTGCTTACTAGATTACATATTGTATCGCGCATACCAAAAAGATTCAGAATTCGCGGGTAATTCGCAACGTGCGGCAATGCACTACCAAGGATTCAGTTCTGCTCTTGGATCTAAGACACAGATCGATGGCGCGTTAACACCAACGCCAGCTACACCTGACGCAAATCAAGGTCGTGGATAATGAAGTTTTTAGACTTTGCTCAAATCGTGCGACCAGAATGCCATGGCGCTCCAGACTTTATTATAGAAAGGGCGGTCAGAGACTCTGCTATTGAGTTCTGCAAAAGAACTGGCGTCTACATCCCAGAGCCAGAGGAGATTCTTGCGGTTGCCGGAGTCAATGAGTACGACCTTAGCGTCCCCAGCGGGACAGAGTTAAATTATATTACTGACATTTTTGCAGACTCATTTAAGTTGCAGCCTGTTAGTTACAACACCCTGTTAGAAAAATTGGGTGATGGATCTAACAAGGGTGCTCCTGCCTATTATGCGCAACGAGATAATGCACAATTCTTTGTCGCCCCAATTCCCGACGCCACCAAAAAGCTAAGAGTGCTGTATTCATTAAAACCAAGCTCAACAGCTACTAGCATTCCAGACACTGTCGGAAAAGAAAACAGAGAGGCGATAGCGCAAGGTGCGATCTATCGACTTCAAATGATGCCTGGTCAAGCTTTTACAGATATGGGATCTGCCAGCAATAACAAAACGCTATATGAGCGACAAGTTGGTAGAACAATTCGCCAAGTGAAATACGGCTTCTCTGGCGGCTCATTAACGGTCAGGAGTAGGGCTTTTATATAATGGCATATTCAACAACCTTAAACTTTGTAACAGGCGACACGCTCCCTGCTTTGACTTTAACGCTTAAAGATAAAAACACTGCTGCCTCCGGCGCAGTCTTAGATCCGGACAACAGTGATACATGGGACGCGATAGATTTAACTGGGTCTACAGTTCTTCTGCGCTTGCGAAAGGTGGGCGAGACTGCTTTAGCAGACACTAGGACAATGCTTATTACTAATCCTACCGCTGGAAAATGTGAGACCAATTTTGCAACAACCACGTTCGCGACATCTGGAACTTACGAAGGGGAAGTTGAAATTACTTACACGGGATCTGGAGCAAAGCAAACAGTTCACGACCTTGTTAAGTTTAAAGTCCGTGAAGATTTCGACTAATGGCAACTAAACTAGTTATAGAAAGTGTAGACCTCCAAGCGGGGGCAACTACTGTCGACTTGAGATCTGTCGCGGCAAGCGTTTTATTGTCGGCGGAGTTCGTACTCGACCCAAATTCTTTAACTAGATACTTCGTTGACGCATTCCAAGTAACTGAGAGCGCGTCTGTTACTTTTAATAAAATAACGTCCGACAGCTTTGCTTTTGCTGATGCTGCAACAACCAGCTTCGGCAAGAACTCTTCAGACACGTTTGCGTTTGCAGATGCCTTTTCTCGCACGGTTCAGTACAGCCGTGCGCTGACTGATGCAACGACAATGGTTGACGCACCTTCTTTTTCATATACGAAGGCAAGCGCAGACTCATTTGCAGTCACAGATCAAGAAGCGATTACGTTCACGAAACCAACGTCTGACACTCAGCCGATCACTGATGTTTTCTCTAGGACTGTAACTTACAGTCGTAGCTTCACAGATGCGTTCTCTATGGACGACGCAGCGACGATTGATGCGTTTAGCCGTGAAGATCAGTTAGCAAAAACAAATATCATTTCGTTCACTGACGCTCAGACGTTTGGTGTAACTAAAGTTCTCGCTGACGCAGTAACAATTTCTGAAGACTTTAACGTACTTATTCTCCCCCGTGCTGTGGTAAATGCAGCGCCCCTAAACTTTTCGACGCTGAACTAAACAGGAAGCAAGCCAATGGATTTTAATTCACAAATGGAAATGAAAGGTCGTTTGACCATTTCAATAAACGATGAGGTTGTTCGAGACATCGACAACTTGGTAGTCACATCAGGTAAAGAGTATGTGGCTTCTCGGATGAAAGATGCGACAGCTACCGCAATGTCCCATATGGCAGTCGGCACTGGCAGTACTGCTGCTGCGGCTGGAGATACCACCCTTGGCGGTGAGTCTGCACGAGTGGCTCTTGCCTCTACCACAGTAACTGGAGCGGTTGTGACTTACGTTGCCACGTTCCCTGCTGGCACAGGTACTGCCGCTTTAACCGAGGCTGCGGTACTCAACGCAAGCTCTAGCGGCACTATGTTGTGTCGCACAGTATTCGCAGTCGTCAATAAATCTGCGAATGACTCTATGAGTATCTCGTGGGCTGTAACCGCATCATGAGTATGTTGTTAGACATATTCAACATAGCAACAGCGACAGTCGCTCTAGCGTCTGCAATTACTGCGGTCACACCGACTCCCCGCGATGATGAGTTAGTTGGGAAAGCATATAAGTACCTTGAGTACTTTGCGCTCGTGGTCGG